CGCGAGAGAGCGCATGAACAAGGCGCTGTCTGAGCTTGATGGTATGAAGAAAGGCGGTGCTGTGAAGTCAGCATCATCTCGTGCAGATGGCTGCGCTATGCGCGGTAAGACTCGTGGGAAGATCGTGTGAGATGAAGAAGCGCAAAAAGTTTGACGGTGGCGGGTCAGTGATGGATAAACCATCACGGGATATGCGCGACCCGGCATACCGTCGTCAGCTAGAGCGTGAACAAGCGTTGGAAACATCTGCGCCAGAGTTGGCGTTTGTTGGTCCAGCAAAAGCTGCGCAAGCTGGTTTTGCCACCAAGATGATGGGTCGCGCAGCCACCCCAACAAGATCAGTAACAGAAAATGTGCAAATTGGGCAGTATGTAAAACGTAACGAAAAGATTGCAGACGCAGTTAAAGAACACATGCTTAGTAAAGCAGCGCCCGGTGAGCGAGCGGCGGTGGCTAGAAAAATAGAAGAAAATTTAGCCAAAGCACGTACGCAAGATGAAAGAGCTAAAAACTTTGGTGCGTTTCAGAACGCGGTCTTGGATGCAGAAACAGGCCTAGTAAAAAGTTTAGGCACTCCATTAGGGGTTGAAGCAATAAAAAGGCTAAAAGAAAGAAGCACGCAAGAATCAAGCGACAGGTATAAAAAAGGCGGCAGAGTATCGTCAGCATCATCCCGTGCAGACGGTATTGCAATTCGCGGTAAAACCAGAGGCACAATGAGATGAAAGCCCCGCAACAAAGCTTGAAGTCGTGGACGGAGCAGAAATGGCGGACAAAGAGTGGCAAGCCATCCTCGAAGACTGGCGAAAGGTACCTGCCGACAAACGCAATCAAGGCACTAAGCCCAGCCGAGTACGCAGCAACGACCAAGGCGAAGAGGGCGGGGAAGAAGAGTGGCAAGCAGTTCGTCGCGCAACCAAAACGCATAGCCCAGAAGACCGCGAGGTTTAGATAATGACAACATCAGGCACCGCCAGTTTTAATCTGGACCTGAACGACATCGTTGAGGAAGCGTTCGAACGCGCTGGCGGTGAACTGCGCACGGGCTACAACTTGCGAACTGCGCGACGTTCTTTGAATCTGCTGTTTGCTGACTGGGCGAACCGTGGGATCAACATGTGGACGTTTGAGCAAAACGCCATCACCCTTGTACAAGGACAGCCCACCTATGCACTTCCTGACGATACTGTTGATCTGCTCGATCATGTTATTCGTACTAATGCCAACCAGCCTAGTAATCAAGCCGACCTCACGATCACCCGAATAAGCGTATCCACCTACGCCACGATTCCAAACAAACTGATTCAAGGCCGTCCGATCCAAATCTGGGTACAGCGTCTAACAGGCGGCGACAGTTTGCTGGCAGGCACCGTCCAGAGCACCATTAATGCTACGGCAACATCGATCCCGATCACGTCACTAGTAGGCGTGCCGTTTGCTGGGTTTGTGCGGATCGGCACGGAACTGATCGTCTATAACCAGACGCAACCTGCTGAGAACGGTAACCCGGCCTATCTGTTGAACTGCGTACGTGCGCAGGACGGCACCACGGCAGCAAGCCATTCGGCAGGCGCAGCGATTACGTTAGTACAAAAGCAATCAGTCACTGTCTGGCCGACCCCAGATTCTGCAACGACCTACCAGCTCGTTTACTGGCGCATGCGCCGTATTCAGGATGCAGGCAACGGCGGTACCAAGACGATGGACGTGCCGTTCAGATTTGTGCCTTGTCTGGTGGCGGGGCTGTCGTATTACATCGCGTTGAAGATACCCGAAGGGTTCCAGCGGTTGGACATTTTGAAAGCCCAGTATGACGAGGCGTGGACCCTTGCGGCGGGTGAGGATCAAGATAAAGCGGCGGTACGGTTTGTGCCGCGTCAGTACTTTATTGCCAGCGGTGCGTAATGGGAAACAGGTTTGCCTCTGGTAAATGGGCAATTGCAGAGTGTGACCGTTGTGGACAACGGTACAAGCTGAAGGAGCTGAAGAAGCAGGTCTTAAAGACTAAGACGTACAACCTGCTGGTGTGCCCGACTTGCTGGGACCCGGATCACCCGCAGCTACAATTAGGTATGTACCCAGTGGACGATCCGCAGGCGCTGCGAGACCCACGTAAGGATTTGAGCTATTTTCAGTCTGGGGCAACAGGGTTGCAGTTGACGAACACCCCCAATACGACAGTAGATTCAGATGGGGTACCGGCAGAAGGTAGTCGGGTTATTCAGTGGGGCTGGGCACCGGTAGGTGGTTCAAGATCAAACGACGCAGGGTTAACGCCAAATGCTTTGACTTCTGCTGGCATAGTAGGCAATGTAACAATCTCGTAGGAGTAGATATGGACAGCATGAAGAAAATAGCCAAGGCCGAGGTCAAGGCGCATGAGAAGCGGATGCACGGTGCCAAGAAAATGGCAAAGGGCGGCGTGACCAATGAGATGCTGAAAAGCATGGGTCGCAACATGGCGCGGGTGAAGAACCAAGGGGGCAAATAATGGAAAAGATCAAACCAGCACCACACAAGGCCGAGGTCAAGACGCAGTCCGGCAAGTCTTATATGGATGAGATGAACATCGCTGTTGGCGGTGTCAGACTAAAGGTACGATGGCACGAGGCCCAATGGGTTGAGGTGAACTGTGAATTACACACAGCTTGTTGCTGAGATTCAGGCGTATACGCAGAACTACGAAACGGATTTCGTAGACAACATTCCTACGTTTGTTGAGCAGGCAGAAACTCGTGTATACAACACAGTGCAGATTCCTGCGCTGAGAAAGAACGTGACTGGTTCTGTGGAGCCGGGCAATAAGTACTTGTCGTGCCCCTCTGACTTTTTATCCGTCTTTTCAATCGCGGTGTATGCACCCCCCGGTGGGGCGTATGAGTATTTGCTAAACAAGGATGTGAACTTTATCCGAGAAGCGTACCCCTATGCGTCTGACATGGGAACGCCAAAGTATTACGCGCTGTTTGGTCCGACGGTTACAAATAACACGATCACTGACGAGCTAAGTTTTATTCTTGGTCCAGCGCCGGATGGGGACTATAACGTCGAGCTGCACTATTACTACTACCCCGAGTCAATCGTAACAGCGGGCACTTCGTGGCTTGGCGATAACTACGATCCTGTGCTGCTGTACGGCTCGTTGGTTGAGGCTTACACCTTCATGAAGGGCGAAGCCGACATGATGGCGCTCTACGAGAAAAAGTATCAGGATGCGCTGATGCAGCTCAATCGTCTGGGTACTGGTCTGGAGCGTGGTGATGCGTACCGTGATGGTCAGGCGAAGATTAAGGTCAACCCATGATTCAGCAAGGACTGACAAACAGCTTCAAACAAGAGATGCTCCAAGCAGGGCAGAACTTGGCGACCGACACCTTGTATATGGCGCTGTATACGGCGTTTGCTGATATTGGTCCTGAGACGACTGTGTACGCAACTACCAATGAAGTTACCGGCACCGGTTATACAGCGGGCGGCGTAGAAGTTACGGGCGCATCGATTAATACACAGACTGCAGGTCCTGATGCAGGTACGGTATATGTGAACTTTGATAACGTATCGTGGCCGGGCGCTAACTTCGTAGCGCGTGGTGCTTTGATCTACAACGTGACGCAGGGTAATGCGTCGGTTGCTGTGCTGGACTTTGGTTCAGACAAGACGTTTACTTCAACCAACAATACCGTCACTATGCCAGCGAATACGGCAACGACGGCGTTAATTCGTTTTCCTTGAGAGGTCATTATGCCTATCGCAAAATCGCAAATGGGTGAAACTGTTCAGGCAGGCGTAGGCAAGTCCGCGCAAGAGCGAGAGCATGGCAGTTTCGGTGGTGTGTTTACCGTGCAGTGCTTTGACGCTGATGGCAATCTGAAGTGGAAAGATGAGTTCCACAACCTCGTCGTCAACGAAGGTCTGCAAGACTTGAACAACAAGTACTTCAAGGGCGTGTCTTATAGCGCAGCTTGGTATCTGGGTTTGGTAACCGGTCCCGGTTCTGGTACGACTTACGCTGCCACAGATACTTTGGCGTCTAAAGCTTGGACCGAATTTACTGCCTATTCTGGCAACCGCAAGGCGGTGACATTTGGTTCGCCTACGTTGGCTGATCCATCGGTGATTAGTAATTCTGCGTCACCTTCGCAGTTCGTCATTTCAGGTGCGGGCGGTACGGTAGCTGGTGCATTTTTGACGAACGTAGCGACCGGTACTTCCGGTATCTTGTTCTCGGAAGGCGACTTCACTGGCGGCGACAAGCTCGTGGCATCGGGCGATACGGTCAACGTGACCTATACATTCAACGCAGACGCAGCTTAAAGAGGGCGATATGGCGACGTTCAAAAAAGGTGACGTAGTTAAGACAAAGGGCATCGTGCCCCAAGGTCCAGTTGAGTCCATGCGTATGGATGAGGATGGCAACGTGCAGTATCTGATTTCATGGACAGACGCAGATGAGGTGACTCAATCGCGTTGGTTTGATGAGGATCAACTGACGGTAGCATAAAAGGTTAAGGGCGCATGTTTGGCATAACAACCTTCGCACAAGCGCCCTTTTCCACACTGGGCGGTAATACGTTTTCGGTTTCAGTTTCTGAGTCTGTTAGCGTAAGTGATACCGAAGCGGCGACATATGTATTTGATGGTCAGATTGCCGAAACGGTTACCGCTAGTGATGCAGTCGCAGCGCAGCTTGAGTTTGTAAGTGCAATAAGTGAAACGGTTACCGGCTCTGAATCGGTTGCAGCACAGACTGATTTTTTAAGTGCGGTTAGCGAGACAGCAAGTGCCAGCAGTACGGAAGCAGCACAAGTAGATTTTGTTGTAGCGGTAAGCGAGACAGCAAGCGGTAGTAATACACAGGCGGCGCAGGTAGATTTTGCTAGTGCCATCAGTGAGACGATAACAGGGTCAGATAGTCAGGCAGCGCAGCTTACGTTTGTGGCGGCGGTATCTGAAAGCGTGGTGGGCAGTGACGCTGTAGATGCAACTGCGGTATTTGTGGCTGCTGTGTCCGAGTCGCTGGTGCTGTCGGATGCGTTTGCTGGGGTGGCAGATTTTGTCGTAGCGGTGAGCGAGGCCGTAACTGGCTCGGATACCGAGGTAGGGCAGGTGGATTTTGTCGTGGCCTTGAGTGAGACGGTGACGGTAAATGACCCGGACTACATAATCTCACTGGTGCTGTTTGTTGATCTTGCTGAAACGGTCAACGCTTCCAGCACCGAGAATGCCGCGTTTGAAATATCGGTACAGTTAAGTGAAACGGTAGCGGGTTCAAGTACAGAAGCAGCCCAAGTAGATTTTGGCGTAGCGGTTAATGAGGGTGTAGGGGTTGTAGATACCGATGCGGCAGCAGCTAACTTCATCGTCTCGGTACAGGAGCAAGCCCGGTTTGCTTCTACGTTCCTAGCCCGACTGCTGTGGGAATTGATAGATGACAGCCAGTCAGTAACTTGGCAAGATATTAACAGTGACGCAGGGGGCGGTTGGGCGTTAGTAGATGACAGCCAGCCCGGTACTTGGCAAAATATGAACACGGCGGGTGGTACTAGTTGGGACGAGATTAATACCGATCCCGGTACTACATGGAACAAAATAAACACGGTGTAATCGATGCCACTTGTAGTCGCAGATAGGGTAAAGGAAACATCGACAACCGCTGGCACGGGCACGCTGACGTTGGCAGGTGCTTCTGCGGGGTTCCAGTCCTTTGCGGTTATTGGTAACGGTAATACGACCTACTACACCATCGTTGATTCGGTGGCGAATACGTGGGAAGTCGGGATTGGCACTTATACCGCTTCTGGAACCACGCTGTCGCGGGATACGGTGTTGTCAAACTCGTCGGGTACAACAACCCAGATTAACTTTGCTGGTAATAGCAAAGACGT